TACGTTTCCGTATATCTCGTTGGGAGATACCCAGGTTTTACCGGACAAGGCAGAATGTATTGATGGGGTCGAAATCTTTTTCAGCATCGATGCATGGGCGCGCGATCAGACGTTTCCGATGGTCAAGAAAATAAGCAAGGCCATTGTTGCCGCGCTCGATGATCAACCAATAACCGTCGCCGGATATGACACTATCGTGTTCGAGATCAATTCGATCAACCATCTAAAAGATCCAGATGGGTTGACGCGTCACGCAGCGTTGAGTTTTCGCGCGCTCATACAGGCGTTGTGAGCGCGCTTCACAGGCACCGCAGGGTGCTAAACTAGGAGAACTTCTATGGCAGCACCAACCGTTATACCCGGTACCAAACTTCTGATCCTGATCGGAGTAGGAGGCGACAGCCCCGGAAGCCCGGATATCTTTGCTGAACCGTGCGGGTTGACCACAAAGAACTTCAGTCTTTCGGCATCAACAAACACGACGCTGATTCCCGACTGTATCAATCCTGATCTTCCCGCGTGGGAAGCAAAGGATGTCAACTCATTATCGGCCGAAGTGACCGGTACGGGTGTGATGGCGGTTGAATCATTCCACACATGGCTTGATTGGTTCTTGGGCGCGACCGAACGAAGCGCGAGAATTCAATTGGTTTCGCCAACGGCCCTGCCGCTATCGCTTGGTTATTTCTTGGGATCGTTCATTTTGAGCGAACTCAAGTATGGCGGCGTGCGCGGACAGAAAGTTACGATTGACCTCACGCTCGTCAACAATGGCGCACTAACCTTCGTGGCGGCGTGATGACATGGCGGTCAACGGTCAAATTGAACTAACGTGGGCGGACGGCACCCACAAGTTCAATATCGCGAAGATCAAGAGTGTCCTTGAACTCGAGGAAAAGTGCGAGGCTGGCGTCGCGGAAATATTTGCACGTATCCGCGACGGCCGGTGGAAGTTCAATGACATTAGAGAAACGCTCCGGCTCGGGCTTATCGGCGGCGGCATGATGCCGGATAAAGCTTTGTCGTTGGTCCAACGATATTGCGATGACCGGCCGTGGGCTGAAAGCCTGCAACCAGCCATGCTTATTCTCATGGCGGCAATGGTCGGCGTGATAGGGGATGATGTCGGAAAAAAAGCGACGACGGAGGGGGCCACGGCAGGTCGATCATCGGAGACGATGGACGACACGTCCGCTCCGTTATCTACGGACTCGGTGCCGCCATCGGGTTCACTCCACGGGACTTAGATGAAATGACCATATGGGAATTGTCGGCATGCATTGACGGTATCAACTATGCGAATAACCCGGAAGGCAAAGTCGAGCCGCCAACAGATGAAGAATTCGACCAGATGCTAGAAGCATACGATCATCTTAGTGCAACGCCTCAATAGGTAACGAAATGGCTGACGAAACCGCAGCACTGGTTGTCGCGCTCTCGGCGCAACTGACTAAATTTGAAAAGGACCTACAGCAAGCAGTGCGGGTCGCTAATAAACACACCACGGAAATTGAAGACAGTTTTTCCAGAATGAACGCGGCAATTTCCCGTCAACTTAATTTTATGGCTCTTGGGTTTGCCGGAAGGTTGGGTGCAGTCGGCACAACTCTAGCCGCGATTGGACCAGTCGGACTAACAGTCGCCGCAGCCATGGGTGTCCTTGCTGCTGGCTTTTTGTCTGTGACGGAAAAGGTAGAAAAGTTTGCGGAGAAAGCTAGAGACCTAAGAGAAGCCGCAGAGGTCACAGGGCTGACGACAGCCGAACTCAAAGCACTTGGCGTTGTTGGTCAGAAGACCGGACTGGACTTTGAGCAAACAGAAAAAGCCGTGACGAAGCTCGCGCTCGCAGTCCAGGAACTACGCACCAAGGGGTCGGGTCCATTATTTGATATCCTGTTAAAGGTGAATCCTGAACTTGTGCGGCAAGTTGCGGCGGCAAAGGATGTTGCTGCGGCAATCGATATTCTGTCCGCTGCTATGAAAAGGCTCAGTCAACAACAGCAACTTGAATTGAGCAGTGCAATTGGAGGCCGCCGCAACCTTGGCATTGGTCAGATTTTGCGAGGTCTTCCTGAGGGCGGCGTAACAGCAGCAGCGGCCGACGCCATCAATAAGGGGTTTGATACTGACTTGATCGAAAGAGTTGCGAAGCTGCGGCAGGAAATAGAGGCGATACAAAAACGCACCGATAATATATGGGGAAGTGCTTTTTCTGTCGGCGTGCTTACAGCGCAAAAACAAACGTCTGAATTCTGGTTGCAGATTGCACAAGCTGTGGAAAGGACTGCAAAGGCCGCCAGTCCTGGCGTCAGTAGTTTTTTCGAGTCTATTTCGCGCGGCGCGCAAAAAGCCCTCGACGCAGGGAGAGGACCAGTACCGGTAACGGCAGCGCCGGTGACTCCTGTTGAGCGTGGCGGAGATATTGCATCGGCGGTTGATGCTGAAAGGGAAAGACGGCTTAACGTTCTAAAGAGTGAAATTGAAATAATGAAAAGCTGGACGAAGGAGCTGGGCGAAGCCCTATCGCCACAAGAAAAATTACTTCTGAAAGAGAAAGAATTAGAGGTTGCCGGTTTAACCAATATAGAAGTGCGTAAGATCCAAACGCGGGCATTGACCGACTTTACCCTGCAGCAGGAGCTTGCGGCCGAAGCAATCCGCGAGCGTCTTGGTATCGCGACGGAAGAACAAATCGTCCAAGGAAGGCTTACCGCGATACAGGTGGAACTTACACGCGGTACTATTACATCCACGCAAGCCATCAAGGCGGAAACTCTTGCTCGTAAGGAAGCAAAGGAGGCGGCAGATGCGCTGGCAGTAAGGCTGTCCAACCTGCCTGAACTGACTCGGTTTAGTATCGATGCAGCAAATACATTTAAACAGCTCGATCAATTCGCAGTCAGTACGTTTTCCAATTTTGAAAACTCAATAGCTGACGCGGCTGTCGGGACAAAGACGTTAAGCGAAGCATTCAAGTCCATGGCCGATTCCATCATTCGAGATTTGATACGGATCACGCTCCGCATGTCCGTTACCGGTCCGCTAGCGCAAGGACTGGCCGGATTGTTTGGCGGCACGGCTGGCGGCACGAATCTATTTTCTGGTTTGTTTGGAGGAGCACGGCAGTCAGGCGGACCGGTGTCTAGAGGAAGTGCCTATGTCGTCGGCGAGCACGGTCCCGAATTGTTTATTCCACAATCAGCAGGAAAGGTGGTGCCGAACTCTCTCTCGTCGGGAAGGGGCGGCGGGGGGTTTAGCGTAGAGATAAACAACTTCGTCGCGGCCGATACAGATACGAAACAACAACGGCAGAGCGGTCCTGACGGCGAGCGGCTGATCATCGATATCGTGAAGAAAGCGCAGGCGAGCGGACAACTGGATGATGTGAACCGTGGACGCTTCGGCGTCAGACCGCAAAAGGTGAGATGATGGCATCAGCCTGGCCAGCAACACTTCCGCAATGTCCTATCCTTAATGCGTTCTCCGAGCAACGCCAAAGGAACGTGGCGTCGTTCAAACCGGATGTAGGACCGCCAAAGATGCGTCGGCGTAGCACGGCAGTCGGCGTGCCAACGTCTGTAGCGTTCCGCATGACGAATGCGCAGGTTCTGACTTTCAATACCTTCTATGAGACGACACTGTTCGACGGAACGCTGCCGTTCGACTGGCCGCATCCGATAACCAAGGTAGCCTACACTTGGATGTTCTCGCCAGATGAAGCGCCCAAGAGAGATCGGATGACGTCCAATACATCACGCATCACGTTCGACCTGATCAGGATGCCTTGATGTCCAAGAACGTACCGATATCGTTTCGCAAAGCATCGGAATCGCAATTCAGCGAGGATGTGGACCTTTGTTTCGTGACGATCTCGCATCTTGAATTGTCGGATCCGATCCGGGTGGTCTGGGACACTAAAGACTCTGTAAAAGATGGCTTCACTTTCATCGGTTTTCAATTCGATATCGTCCTTCTAAGCGACGATGAAAATCCTCCCAAGGCTTCGCTCTCCATACAGAACGTCGATCAGGTTATCGGTGAAACGATTCGGGGGTTAAACACGCCACCGAGAATGAAGATCGAGCTTTTGTCTTCGGTCGATTTTGACCTGACGGTGACTCCGCGCGTGCCGTTGAATAATTCACCCGGTCCGGTTCTAATCTATTCGGCCGACAAATTGTTCTTAACAAACGTCAAGGTGGATGTGCTGACGGTAACTGCCGACATCGTTGGTTGGAATTATCTGCAACGCGTGTGGCCTGGCGTGCGAGCGACTCAGGAAACCTTTCCGGGGCTATTCAGATGAGCAGCACATCGTGGGCCAGTCGATATGTTGGCCTGCCGTTCAAAAACTTCGGGAGGGATCGATACGGAGTCGACTGCTGGGGCTTGGTGGTTCTGGTGATGCGCGACGAGTGCGGGATCGAGCTTCCACACTACGGAGAGATATCGGCTTACGATATGATCAACGTTACAAATGCGATACGGAAAGACTCGAATGCCGAGCCGTGGCACCCGGTCGACAAGCCGCAGGAGTTCGACGTGTTGCTCATGCGCGGCAGGCCGATGCACGTCGGCATCATGCGTGACGAAAAGCAGGTTCTTCATATCGAGGAAAAGATATCGGCCGTAATGCTGCCTATCAGGCACCCAGCCATATCGTTTCGCATGATGGGCTTTAGGCGGCACAGGAATTTTCTCGCATGAGCGACAGAAAAGTACCCGTCGCTTATCGTGAGCCGTTCGACTTCGGGTCGTATCCTTATGTTGATATGCGCCCGCAAGGCGAGACTATTTTACAGATAGTAAATTCGATCCCAAACCTCCATCCTGCATTTTACGACAGAGGAAAAGTCTGCATCAACGGCGAAGTCGTCCCGCGCGTAATGTGGGCTCACGTAAGGCCAAAGCCTGCAACTGATAGACTTCCGATTGCCGTCACGCTGCATTGGTCGCTGGGTCGCCCGGGTGGCAGTGGCGGTGGATTAAAATCCATCATCGGCGTCGTCGCGGCTTTGGCATTGGTTGTCATCACAGGCGGCATCGCTGCGGGCTTTGCTGCGCCTCTCCTTGGCGCGTCCTTTGGTGCTGGAACGCTAGGCGCGTCATTGTTGGCCGGTGCAGTTGGTATTGCGGGCGCTCTGGCTATTTCAGCGTTGACAGCGCCACCGACATCGGGCGGCACGTCGCAAACTATTAATTCGATTAGTGACAATAATACGGATCAAAAGGAATCGTCTGCCGCGAGCGGAAATATTCTAGACAAGGGCGGTGCGATCCCCCGCGTGCTCGGAACGCGCAAGGTGTTTCCGCCCTTGGCTGGCGAGCCGATAGTGGAGCTTATTGGTGAGGATGAGATAGTCGAGGCTCTCTTGATCCTGAACGGTCCGCACCAGATAACGGATATTCGCAACGACGGAGTGTCCATTAGCACTGCCGAAGACATCACGGTCGAGACGCGCGAAGGATGGGAGTATGATACTCCGCTCACCACCATCTCGCGGCAGGGGAGAACCATAACGCCACAGCTTGAGCTGTCCTCGCACCGCGTGAACTTGACGTCGCAGACACTGCTGCTGCATCCATCAAATCCGTCGCAAGATCTTCCGATCTGGCACGGCGTGGCGACGCGCAACGCGCAGGATGAGATCTGGTTGCATCTGATGCTGCCACAGGGCCTCTCTCAGGCCGCTGGCACGTCTGCTACGAACATCCCTATTCGTATGAGAATGAGAAAGCGCGGAAACTCGGCTTGGATTAACTTCCCAGAGTTTCACGTCTCCGACGCTACCATACAGCAGCTTCGCAAGGCGATCCTGATCAAGTGGAAGGCAGGCGATCCACTGGAGCCGGTTCCAGCGACGGCCGCGTTCGTCTACGCCAATGTGACGGTGCCGATGCAGACGGTTGCTCCAGCGACGTTCGAGCAATGGATCGCGCATCCTCACTTTTCTGAACCGTCTGGCGACGTCTATCTCAACAGCACCAACGGAGGAACGACCAGAATCAAGAACGTAAATCTATTCTCCAACCGTATCGAGTTCTCTCTGTCTGAAGCGACGTTCCCCAAAGGCGTGTACGAGATCCAGATCAAGCGCGGCATGGCCTATAACGCTGCAAGCTTTACAGGATCAACGTACGCATTCTCTGGTGTCGTTTGGGACCTGTTCAACTATCAGAGCACCTCGTCACCGGCCATAGTTCTTACGCGGTCTAACCTTGCTGATCGCGTTCTGCTGACCAGAGTGATATCCATCTGGAACGACTATCCGGTAAAGAAGCAAGGGTTTGCTTTGATTGCACTGAAGGCGCGCAACCGGACTCTCCAAAACGTATCAATGCAGGCGTCGGGATACGTGCAAGATTGGAACGGATCAGGATGGGATAATTGGACGACGACTTCAAACCCCGCACCGCATTACAGAGACGTGTTGTCGGGCGCGCAGAATATTGATCCGCTGCCGAGCGATCTACGCGATGATGTGGCCTTGGTAGAGTGGCGAACTCTCTGCATTGACAATGCATGGACATGCGACAGCATCGTCAACGACGCGCGGACGCAAGACGTTCTTTCTTTGCTGGCATCATGCGGCTACGCCAAGCCGTATCAGTCGGACGTCTATGGCGTGACGGTCGATGACGACAGGTCGAATGACGTTCCTGTTCAGGTGTTCTCGAGACGGAATACCACCAACGTAAGGTTCGAAAAATCCTATCCCCGACCTCCTTATGGATTTTTGGTGACATATCGGGATAACGATCTTGATGATGATCAGGCGCAGACAACGGTCTATCAGCGTGACCCGTCGATAGCAGACGCAACTGCTCTGGAGAGTATAACTTACGATGGCATCGTTGATCTGGAGAAGGTGAGAGCGCGGGCTCAATTCGATCTTGATCAGGCCAATCTTCGTTCCACGTTTTACTATTTCGACACCGACATCGAGTCGCTTATGTGTCGGCGCGGATCGTTGGTGGCACTTGAACATGATATACTTAGCAAGCGATCCGGCGACGGCTATGTAAAGAGCAAGATTGTTGGAAGTTCTCCGCTTGAAATTGCCGGACTTATTCTCGACTCTGAGATACCAGTCACCAACCAAGTCGATATGCACTTGGTCGCCGACATGCATTTAGTCACTGACATGCATGATGTGGGCGTGACGACAGGAATCGTGATAAGGCGTAATGACGGAACGCTGTCGACTCACACGTTGAGCAACATCACCGGGTCGACGGCTACGCTGACGTTTGCCATACCAATTGCAGCCACTTCCACGATTGAGGGCTATGCCGATACGAACGGTAAATATGGTAGCATGATCGTCTCTGGGGAGCTGACCAGCATATACCGTCGCCTGCTTGTAGCAGGCATCATAGCGACAAAGGAGCTTCAGGCGTCTCTTGTGCTGGTGGACGAAGCCCAAGGGCTCAGAGGCGAAGTTTTAACGTTGATGGACGGAACAACGTCTTTGCTCATGATGAACGCCTCCACTCCGTTAAGAAGGATGGGCTGATGGCGACATTTGGAAACTTCACAGACGGCGGCAATCCAGGCGCAAACGATTATATCGTCGGCTATCTGG